CCCCGTGCTATCTCAGCACAGGGCAAACGAAGGCAGGATTTAGTCTTCTTTACCAATCCAGATGTCCCAATTGAAAAATTGGGGTCATCCATCATGGCACCTCGGGTATAACTCGAGAGAACGCGATGATTGAGTCCTTACGGACTCCTTGCTTTTAAGCAAGGTTACAATTATGATGCTAAAAACAAACAACTCAGCTATCATGGTCGGCCAACATAAAATGTTGACTGAACAGACAGCGAAGTTGCGAGTTCTAGAACCAATATTGTCCAATCGGCATATTTCAAAGTACTGTGAGATTTTCGCATGAGATGTGACCCATAAAGGGTTACACTCAGCGATCAAAAACCTTAAGCAGTACAAGAACTATGTCGAGCGCTACTCAATGAATTTGAATGTAGAGCCTCTACCATTCCGGAAGAGAAGGAGTCGTGGGTTTCCCCATATTCTCCGTCCTTTTCGGGCTTTGATAGAAGGCTCTACTCAGCAACGCCGAGCAGTGATTTCTTTGTTCAAGATGGTGAACAACCTAACGGTTGAACCCGTCGTAAACTTAGATACGGTAACAAGACCCTTTACGGGTCATGTCTCCGAGTCACTGTCGGCCTACGCTGAAAACTTCACAGGACTTCGAGAGTATAATCAATTGGCCCCTAAATCTATACGTCTATCTACGAAAGCTGGCCCTAATGGGCCGGCTACGGCAACATGCCTAGCGGATCTAACGGCCCTTAAAGGGTCGCCATCTCTGTTAGGCGCGGTGTCGCAGCTTTGCCAAAGGCAAGGCTTAGCGCAGACTATGACAATGGACTACAGGGCATGTAAGGAACCAAAGTACCGGGAAAACCCGGTGCACAGGCGCCTTATTGCGATTCAAGATAAAGCGGGAAAATCCCGAGTTATCGCAATCGGCGATTACTGGTCACAGACAGGGTTAAAACCCATCCATGATTGAGTGATAGCAGATTTGAAGCGCATAGCAACTGATGCTACATTCTCGCAAGACCATGCAAGCAAAATAATCAAAAGGAAACTTGCGAAACAATGTTTCGTAGGTACCTCTGATTTATCTGCAGCAACGGACCGGTTTCCTTTTAGTTTAACGCTTACCATAATGGCAAGCAAACTTAAGGACCAGTCCGGGTCTTGATCTAAGGTCATAACTGACCGTGTGTTCATACCATTTGGTGTGAAATACAGGGTCGGTCAACCAATAGGGTTTTATTCCTCTTGGCCAGCCTTTGCCATGTCTATACATATACTCGTCGAATACTGCGCGGTTAAAGAAGGTTTTAAAACCTTCCGAAACTACGTAGTTCTCGGAGATGATGTTGCAATCTTTAATCAAAAGGTTTATAACCGATTTCTTATCGAATGCGAGACATTAGGCCTAGGTGTGAACCTTAATAAGTCTACCAGAAGAAGATCATGTGCTGAGTTCGCAAGACGACTTTACTTCCGTAAAGGAGGTAAAGTCCGCGAACTGACGGGAATTCCCGTCACGCATATGAAGACCTTAGCCAGAAAGCCGTACACTCT